TGTCGTCTAAATCTAATATTACGTCGATAATATTTGGATATAAATATACTGGCATTGATTGCATAATTAGTATTTATAAAATGAAGATACCCGACACATTCCAGACAAATTACCCATTTATTTCTTGCCTCAAATCCAATGATCTAGAATACGTTGGGATTCTCATCAATTTCGACGATAGTATTGCCAGTATCTACGATATCAGTCAGATCAGAACAGAGCAAGAAAAAAGTACTTTCCTTGAATTAGGGGATATATGGTGGTGGGAGAGCAATCGCAAGATACCCATTAATATCTTTTTGAAAGAAGAGATGAAGCCATTTAAATATACCATCAAAACACTAAACAGCAAAGACACTAGTTTAATGTTTGGTCCTTTGGTCAACCTCAGCGACATAGCAGAAAAAAGGATCAAACGCAAATCTATCCAACTAATCAGAACAATCAAGCGTAGCCATAGCTGATTGACTCACAAATTAGATTCATCTGTACTACAATAGCAGATGCATAAGCATGTGCGTGACTACATTTGAATGCATATCCAGTTTCATCGTCTGTCTTCTTCCATATCGTCTTCATAATAGTCGTCCAGTCTTGTCCAATCAAGTGTCGCTTGGCGGGTCTGATCATGGCCAAAACTGCCGCTAGTTGGGGTATACTCCGTGGTTTCATCTGTTTTAAAACAGTGTGATGATCGCTTATGTGAAAAAGTAAATCGGTAAACTCTTTCTGTTCTAATAGATCCCATAATGGCTCCTTGGATAAAAGTTCATTCAAATGTGCTTCATCACGAACGCCTTTATATACATTGGCATTCAGGAAATCAATTTTAAAATACCCGCGCTGTTGTGCTTCTTTATAGTCAATACTGGCCAAATTAGTCAGTGGATTAACAGGAATCTTCTGACAATAAACCCCAGAATTATGTGGTTTAACTGTGCCATTTTGACTAAAAATTGCAGCAGGAATATGTTCTATAATATCTAGGATTTTATTCCTATCATAAAAATCAATATCGATATCCATTATTTCTGACTATCTCCGGGCATGACCCGATAATTATCTTCTACACTATCCACTGTGCTGACTTCAATCAATGTGCCCGCACATACGCACACGACTTGATGTGGTAGAAGTGGAGGATTGTGCCAAGTTTCACCCACGATTAATGTCTTTTCCCTGATCTGTGCTGTTTTGGTGTCGATAAATCTGACTAAAAATTCTCCAGATAACACATACCAAGTTTCATCTTTTTCCGCATGAAAGTGCATGCTGAATTTGGCACCTTTATTAAAATTTAATAGTTTCCCACAATACTTGTCTGTGGTACACCAAATTAATTCATGCCCCCAACCTTTTTCTACAAATCCAGATAACTGTGTCATAATATATTTCTCATTTTATGCCAACTTCAGTGGCGATTTCACGTACCAATGCCACATCAGCTGGGATTTTAGTAAATTTGTTAACCCAAAAATTCATATCCAATGCAGGAGCAATAATTTCTAATTGTTCACTGCTCATCTTTCTTAATGCATCTTGCCCGCTGACAGTATTCAACAATATCCAAGGTGTTATTTTACCATTGGCAATATCATGCGTTATTCTGGCGGTGGTGGCATTTAAAAAATAATCTTGGAACTCTGATGAATTCTCATCAGCCCATTCCATCATAGATTGCAGCGCACGTTGTACCGCACTCTCTACCGGTTCTTCTTTTAGCATCTCATAGAGATACTTTTCATATAATTGATCGGTGCACCAGTGGTCTAATTTCACACCACTTTTGATAACATAATCGATGAATTTGTCAGGGTATAAGGGATTGATATTGTTGATAAAACTGCCAAATTTTACAAATGCGTTATAACATGAATTCTCACAGAAGTTCACATAAGTTTTATCTTTTCTAGAGCCCTGAGATAATTTAAAAAACCTGTTAAACACCATAAATCCAATTTGCACACGCTTTTCAGATTCCTGCATGATTCTACGTTTCTTTTCGCACAGGTGTGCCATCAGCGTTCGTTCTTTAGAAAACGATTTACTGCAGAACTCACATGCGTATGGTTGCTTTAAAAGTTTAACTTTACTCATATTCAGCACGTTGCTTTTTGTCAAACCCCAGATCATTGAACAACTGAATTTTTTCTTCTGAAGTCATGACGCTGGCCAATAATTTAACATCCTGCATCTTCATATCTGGATTAAGGTCTGCTATCAATTGTTCAAATTTATTAGCAGTTTCTCGTTTCGGCATGGGCAAAAAAGTATAATTTACTGGCATGCCTGCACCAACTGCTGCATATAGTTTCCACAGCAGGGGTTTGTGATTCTTACTAAGTTCCCAAAAGTTTTTATTAACACATTCATTGGTTAATTCAATAAACCAACTTTGTATGTCAGCATCTCCATGGGGATTACTAATATAACGCATAAGCACATAGGGACTAAATGCAGTCTGCTCTTCCCCAGTCAAACTATCATAGAATCCATAATTTTTGGAATTTACAGCTGATAGCTCTCGTGAGATTTCAAGTTTTTTTGCAGCCATATCTATGTTACCAAGCTTTGGTATAATCAACCAATTCTGATTGCTTTGATACTTCTTTGACAAAATAAGCACACGTCGGATTGGGTCCATCGTGCAATGGCGTACACAATAATTGATTGGGTCTCATTTTTGGAAAATACCATTTTACTTCTTGATAAACATCAATAATATCAATTTCCAAAAATTCTGGACGAAACCCACCCAATGGATTAAAAGTGAATGCCCTGAACCCACGGTCATTTAAACTGGTCAAAGCCAAAACTTCCATCTCAGGACCACCGGGATCTCCAACAATAGTACACCAATCCAATGGCATGGTCAGTTCATATGGACCAATGCTTAATACAACCGCAGGACCAGAGAAACTCTCCAAAAAAATCAATGGCGTAAAAAAATAATCAGGATTCTTGTGATCAGAATTATCTAATACAGCAAAACGCAGATCATCATCGATCTCATCCGGTAATGAGTTTAGTGAAAAAACACAGTTGTCTAACGTTAGAATTTGAATTTTAGTGCCTCTTTTATTATTAATATTTGACTTTATTCATGGTAAACGGATATTGGGATTCACGATAGAAACGCTTGCGTTCGGTCAAATGACGTTTAGCATATTTTGTAGTAGCTGTTATATCATACACGTTTATGTGATTTTTGTCTACGGCTTTACGCATTCCTCGACCAATACTCTGAATCACGCGCACAAAACTTTTTCCAGGTTCCACTAAAACAATATTGAACAATCTAGGCACATTAATACCCACCGCGGCCACACCATATGTACAAATGAGCACATTGCCATCGCTGACTGCAACTTCTTGATATTCTTCTTTTCTATCTTTGGTCTTTACTTGCCCAGATATAAACACGCTGTCTGAGATACTATCCCTTAATGTTTTTCCAGTTTCAATGCGATCTATCAATACCATGGTATTGCCAGTTTTAGCAATTTCTTTTACATAGTCCGACAACCAAGCCAAACGATCCTCATCAGTAACCAAGAATTTAAGTTCGTCTCTATAATTGCCAAATTCTCTAAGTTCTTCTGTCTGAATGATGTTAATGTGACAATCACTGAGCACACCTTGATCCTGCAATTCTTTTGCAGTAACATGATTGATTACGTCACCCAAACTGGCCCTGATACTCTGGAAATCAATTTCTAATTTTGGAATAGTTCCAGTCAAACCCCATCTTATCGGAGCATTGGCTATATTATGGGTCAACAACTTTCGGATAATATCGGCTTTTGCAGTGTGACATTCATCAACTATAACTGCACTAACTCCATCTAAAAACTCAGCCAAACTTAATAATTCTTCATCATCCTTGGATTTCTTGTCCAAAATATTTAAACTTTGCCACGTGCAAATCGTGTGAGTTTTGTTGAGTTGTTTACGATCACCGTAATATACACCAACATCCAACCCACAGTTAACAAAATCTTCTTCTGTTTGTTCAACCAAACTTTTATTAGGAACAATTAGAATTGTACGACCATAAGGTTCACATAATTTACACAGCGTGGCAATTAAAATAGTTTTTCCGCTGCCGGTTGGAATCGATTGTACTCCCTGCGGATTTTTCAAAAAATTATTAGCTGCGGTAACTTGATAATCCCGCAACCTAATTTTCTCCCCGGCAAACCGATGTCCCTCTGGCCAGCAGGTATCTCCCCAGTATTCTTCGGTTATTTCTTTAAACTGTAGATTGGGGTCAACTCGCAAATCCTGCACATTGATTTCATAGTCACGTTCGGTCAAATATTCTACTATAGGTCCCAACATACTAAAATAAGTTGTGCCACCGATACCAAAAAAGCTCACAGTGCCATCCCATCGACCTAGTTTAAATCCAGGACGATATCTGGCAGTTGGATCTTCATATTTGAATTTCTTGACCAATGCTTTTCTGGTATCGAGATCAAGATCTAATATCTTGATATTGACCTCATCTTTGATTACTATTGTACAGGATGGCACTATCAATCCCTCACTAATTTTTTAATCTTTAATTTAAATTTTTTGTCGGTATAGCTGATCACGTTATGATGCCGTTCTATGTATCGTTTGACCAGCATTTGATTCGCATCCATGATCAAGGAATTGGGCTTCTTCAAGCTATCATACCCAAAGTATACCACACAATTAAATTTTATTTCGGACTTAATCATGGGTTTGGGTAATCTTCCACCGATAAACACCACCTTGGTATTATCATTGATACTAGAATTTAATTGGTTATCTTTGACATACTGATTAAAATTCTTATTTGCAGTTCCGCCCAATCTAAACAGTACTGACATTTCACTGTTGGCAACGTTATTATTAGATAACATGTTATGCCAATCCGAAAGTATGTTCAGTTCGTTTTGATGACCCACCACGACTAAACACGGAAACAATTGTTCAATGACTTCCATCATGGAATCAATTCCATGTACCGCAGAATCAATATATAAATGTTTATTATTTGGATTATTTAAAAAATCGCAGGTTACTTTATTGGCAGTGGATATAGCGCGTTCAACCTCAGCGGACCAAATATCAATACCCATTTTTCTGGCCTCAATCGCTGCTTGTACAATATTAGTTGTATTAGACAATTTGGGTGCATGGTCAGAAGCATTGACCAGAGCAGGATTCCCATTGGTATCCATGATCAGCATTGGCACAGCAGATTCAAGTTTCTGATCAATGTTCTTGATTTGATCGAAATAGTTATGTAATTCCTGATCTACTTGAAAATTATATTTTTCAGCAAGATCATTTAAAAATACCAAATTCATTTCATCAAGATTGAATATCCAAGCCAATTTAGGCTTATCCCATTTTGCATGAATTAAATCATTTTTTATTTTCTTGATATCATTAATTATTAAATTATTATATGGTGCTTCCACTAATATAACTTTTTTATACACATCATCAGGCTCTATCCTCATGTGATTAGCAGATTGAACAGACGGGCGAACAGGAATATTATATTTTGGCGTCTGTAAATATACACCAATTCCAATGTTTAGCAGTTCTTCTAATTGACGCTGATATTTTCTAATTAGAAGAACTGCTAAATTTGCTTGTTTAGAAGTAAAACTTTTGCGAGATACGATTTGAAAACTAAAATCATGGACTGCTTTACGATCCCATCTATTTGGGATATCACATAGCCCAAGATGAGTCACTAAATCTTCTATGGTCATAGCGCAATATCTTCTAGCCCTGCTACTCTCAATTTGATAATATTGTTTATTTGATATGACTTGACTTCCAATGCCTTGATAATTCCCTGCCATTGATTACGTAACATAGCAAATTCATTGATCAATTTTTCCATATCGACCACATCAGATTCGCCTTCTACAAACTTTTCGCATTCTCTGCTACTCAGGGCACGGTTATAATTTTCTAGGTATTTTCTAAACGATTTTGACTTAATTCTGCGCAATTCAATGTTTAAATACTCTAAAATCGCTTCAATTTCTTGCAATTGATTGAATCTGTACTCAACTATTCCGGGCAAGCTCATGGATGCTTTTTCAATAGATCCATTAATTTTAATTTCAGCCCTTGCCTGTCCTAGTTCAGAGTTAAAACTATCCATGCATTCAGGAAGATGAGAATAGTCCCTGCTGATTTTAGCATACCAGCTCATCAATAATCCTCTTCTTGGTCTTCTTCATCTTCCTCAAAATCTTGTTCATTTTCGACCACCAGATTGATAGCATGGTCTAGATGAATGTCATATCCCAAATAATCAGATAATGTACTAGCGTCGATATCATGCCCTAGTAAAAAATCTACATAGTGATTGGCTGCAGTATCACGATTCTTTTCTGGTACGTAGTCTTTGAATACGTCCCACACCCCAATGATTAAATTTTCATCCATAATAATATCCTTTTTAAATTAATCTTCCGATTCCATCGATACCGGGACCGGAGCAAGTAGTTTAGATTTTTCCACAAATTCTTGCATGACCAAATCTAAAATACCGTTTTCATTGCCATTCCATTCTTTGCGGAAATATTTGTGAATTTCACCATTTAGGTCTATATATGTATAGCGATTGCCTTCCTTGGTAACAAACCCTTTGGCTTCCAGCATGTCAAACAGTCCAGAATACGGGCTCATTCCTTGTTCGTATGGAATCTTGACCTGAATGGTTTCAAACGGTTTGTTATATCGGGTTTTCATAATCTTGCAACCGGCACGAATCCCCAATACATCAGCTACCTTGTTGCCATCTTCATCTTCTTTGAGTTTCAATTTTTTCATTGCAACTACAATTGAACTCGCATAGATAAATCCAGCACCACCACTAATCCGGTCATCAGGATCATAAGGGTCCTGACTAGCATAGGTATGGTTGGTACAAACCATTCCAATATTCAAATTTCCAAATGTGTTGACACAATTGGTGACCAATGCTCGTAATGCCTTGGCTTTGCGTCCCATATCACCTTTCATATCTCCAGACTCAAACTGGTTGATATCAGTTGGTGTTAGTAACATACCCAAACTATCAATTACAAATAACACCTTGGGACGTTCTTCTTCAGGTTGCGCTTTATATTGCTTGATGAATTCGCTGATAGTTTTAGCAACGTCATCAATCATGGCCATGTTGAGTTTGAGTAGTTTATCTTCAGATGTATCAACGCCCAACGCATGTAGCCAACTCTCATCTAATGCATTTTCTGTATCGACTAACACTACAAAAATATCTTGATCTTGCGCATTTTTGATTATGTTCCCAGAACATAAGTACGACTTTCCAGATCCGGACTCTCCGCAGAAAATCGAAACTTTGCCCAGAGGAACACCACGATCAAATTGTCCAGAAATTAAATAATTTAATGCATAATTTCCGGTACCAATCCATGTATCTGGATCATTAAAACCTACACCAAGTCCATCAATGGACTTGGTAATAGATTTCCTAAACTTTGAAATATCAAAGGCTTTGTTAGGCATTTAAATATCCCTATGATTAAGCGGTTTGGCGTTTTTTGATTGCAGCAATGATATCTGCTGCACGCGTTCCGGGAGTAGTAGACTCTGCTGATTTAGTCACGGTTTTGTCCGAAGATGCATCTGCTGGAACAAAAGCTTCATCGTCTTCATCCACTGCCGCTGCTGCAACTCGTGCAGCTACGGGTTTTGCCGATGAAGCCACTGGAGAACCAGTAGCAGCACCACTGCCACCCATGCCGGCAGGCTTAAATGCTTGACCCCAACGATCCATGTCAAATGCTTCACCCGCAACACTGGCCTCAAACATTTCTTTGATGATCTTGATTTCAGCATGTGTGGGCTTTTTGGGCAAGAAGTTTTTGAGATCAAACAATCCAAATTGATCAATCGCATCAAGCTCTTCATTACTCAATGAACGCTCACGACGTGACCATGTGCTGGTAGAATAATCAGCATAACCGCCTTTGCTGGTCTTGTTGATCTTGAAATCTAAACCACGAACGGAATCAGTTGGAATCTCATCGATCTCTGGATTCATGATAGCATCTTTGATGATATTAAAGATCTGGGCGCCGATGATAAAACGACGAATTGGATTTTCAGGAACGCTTTCTTCCTGATACTTGGAATCGACCACAAACCCTTGGAATAGATAACTCTTCTTTTTCCAATATTGACGACCCAACACTTCCATTTCTTTGTCTTTGAACCAAGGACGAACTTCTGTTAGAATAGGACATGTCTCGCCCCACATTTCCATGCAAGGTACTTGTACAGTAACTGGTTTAGAACTGGTGTCACCAATAACCCCAGCAAATGGAAGTTTGATCAGTGCACGCTCAATCCAAAAAAAGGTATTTGACGGATCGCCATCTGGAAGAAAACGTACAGTGGCCGTTTGGCCTTCTGCAATGTTCCAGTGTGCATAGATTTGATTGTCACCACTGTTGCCGGTGCTTTGTTGTGAGTTTTGCTGCAATTTTGCGCGAATTTCTGCTAATGTTGCCATGATAATTTCTCCATAATAAGATGCCTAAGTTGATTGTGCCATTCTCACGTAGCCCACTGACCACGTGAAACAATGTGCATAGTTGAGACTATACACGATCTTATTTATCTTTGCAAGGGGTTAAATTATACTTTTTTGGACAATGGTGAACAATGGTGAACATTCTGATAACTATCTAGACCTATTCACAAATCAATTTTGATGGCTTGTTTAAAGTTTAGATTTTGTGAGTCTATCACATCAACTGACAGTTCACCAGAACTTTTTGGGATAAAATAAAATCTAAAATTAGGGTTTTCACTAATAGAAATATCTAGATCTGCTTTTATCATAGGCACATTATTGTAACTTATTGTAATTTCTCGAACATAATGTGCTGGTGTATAATTACGACTTAATTGATCAAATGCCAATCCAGAATCATTAGGATGACTAATCATCAATTGTGCAAGAGATGGCTTACCAACTACCGGCATTTTTTCAACAAGTATTTTCATTTTTCCTAAGGATTTACTAGCTTCAGCGGGATCTTTACCAGCTGGAGCTGAACAACCCCCAGATGCCTTTACGAATTTGCTAGCCATATATAAACTGCCATCATCTAACTCTGCAACAGCATGAATCAATGTATATTCGTTTACCCTAACTCTAGTTTCTATGTCTGATGGGGTATTATCTGACAAAAATGTAAACATAGCGGCAATCGGAGATGGATTTTGATCAATAATTAACCAAGTTTTAACTATGTGTAATTTTGAGTTTGCTGGAATCTCAGTATGAATCGATACAGGCACAATAGCTGCATCTTCGGCACGATTGGGTGCTTCTAATTGTATTATATTTCCAGAATCTACTTCAATGTGACGATCTTGAAACAAACTAGCACGAATTTTGTCCCAAGCTATTGGATCTGCTGCCCATGTCAATTCACCAACTAACAGCAGACCCAATACTATAATTTTTTTAAACATTGATTTCGATCAGATTAACGTCCAGCTAAATGCCGAATTCTTGCCAACTCGGCATCGTCTTCATCTGAGTCCAATTCAGGCATGTCTGGCTCAACGGTATCTTCTGGTTCATCCCAAATATTTGCCCCATGATGTGAACTCATATCAGAACTTGGTTTAATTTTACTAAAAATTTTATCAGCCAATTTAGTGGCAAGCTCTGGATCTCTGCCCATTTTAGTAAATTCAACAGCCAACTCTTCAGCATTTTGTGGAAGTTCTATTATGTTATCGTCTATAAGTCGCTGCAACTTAGGCCATGGTTTAAAATCGTCAATCTCAATTTCTGATTTAAATTCTTCACTTCTTTCGTCTAAATTAAACATTTTGTGGTCTCCCCCTTGTTTTCCATGTGGGGCAAGTTCCTCCACACGTTTATGATGTTTCTTTTGCCATTCCATGGTTTTTTCTTGAATGAACTTTTCTGCAATAGACTTGGCATATTCATCTACAGAATTACCATATTTTTCAGTAGCTTGCTTTGCTGCATCAACAATGATATTTTCAGGTGCCATAAATGGACCAACATCTTTATTGTCTGCATTATAACGACTTAATACAAAATCCTTGACAACTTTGGCGACTTCATGTTCGTTATCGCCGTCATCTTCGGCATATTTTTCCATTGCACTATTTGGAAAAGTATCCATTTCTCTCATTATACCATGCACTGTGGCAATTCCCGCTGAGCTTTCTGCTGCTGGCTGTTGAGCCGCAGGTGCCGGAGCTGGTTGGGTCATCTGCTGTTGCGGTGCTTGATCAGCAATCCCCAATTCGCCCAATACACCAGTATATTCTTCTGGTTTATAAAGTGTTTTTAACCAATTTTTGAAAACATCTACTGGAGTTTTTGCATCGGGATATCCCTGCTTGTCCCAAGCATCTTTTAAATCGTCTTCTAAATCTTGGTTATCGACGCCCAATTCTTGGAAAAAAGGAACTGGAAATGATCCATCTGGGCCCCACCCACTTTGCTCTAATTCTGGCAATTTTTCTTTTAATTCAGCAATTTGATCGTCTGTTAATTTGTTCTGTTCTACGTCTTCTGCCCACATTTCAAATTCTTCAAATGCGTCGTTACGTAAAGTATCACGATTCATTTCATCCCAGTCATCATGACTAATATACATGTCACTATCACGATCATAATACTTGCCTACTTTGGGATCATAATATACAATGTGCCCATTCTTTGATCTGAATGGACCCTCTAATCCTTCGTGAGATAGGTCAGTGTATCGTTCACGATTAATATTTGGGACTACCGTATGTCCTTCTTCAACATACTCTTCCAAATCCACAGTACTGGTCTCTTGCATGATACGATGAATCAATGGAAAATACTGTGCCAAATCTTCTTTGAAATTGGTTTCAGTAAATTTAGACTTGTATTCTTCCATGGTGACTTCGTCTAACTCACCCATTTCTTCATCCATGAGTGGTGATTGATTAAATTCAGCAATCCAATTCTCATAGTGATGGCGTTTACCCAATGATTCTACTTTGCTACGCAAATGTTGCAATTGCTGAGAAGTGCGCTCTGTAATCTCACGAGTATTATCACTATCATGCAAACTAGTATTCTGAACACTCTTATGGAATTCACATAATTTAGCAATATCTTCACTCATACGAATAATAGCTTTACCGGCTGGATCATGTGGAACCCCACCATGATCAACGTGTTGTGCCATGGCAAATGCACCAGCTGTATGGATAAATGGATATTTGAAACGTTCACCATCACGATTCTGAATGAAAATAGCTTTAATATTCTTACGTTTACTACGCGCTCCAGCATAAGTTTCTTCCACTGGGGCATGATGGCGCACAATAACTTCAGTTTTTCCACTGACAGCACGGCTAGTTTTACTAGATTGTCTTTTGTGATTCCAACGTGATTCGTTCATGTTATTTCCTTGTTCTTTATTAGTCTTAGCCACCAAATGAGCGTAATCGTTTTTATCCAAATGTCTTTTTGCAATATCACGAGTATCAAATGCCAACAATCTACGCATGGCAAACATTCTCATTTCTTTGAGGAATGAATACCAAGCACTTTTAGCATCGTCGTCTTTGTTTTCGGTAATACCCTGACTATAATATACTTTTAATCCACCGTCGTTGATACTGATACTTACCCGCCCAAGATCAACGTTTTCCATGACAAAGTCAAATTCAAAGAATCTGGCTTGGGCTGGATCAATAGTAACCGCGCCCTCTGAATCACCCATCTGTAGGTTTTCAAAACGGCTACGTACTTTGTCAAATAAATCTTGTGATATAAGTTGTAATGCTGGCATAGTCAAGTATTTATCTATATCGAACTGATAAAGATCGGCATCGGCAGTTCAAACACCTCATCAGTTTCCTCACGCATCTTGTCGTAGATTTCTGGATCCCAATCCTGTAACAACATAATCATGCGCAAAGCCAGTAACAAAGCACTGACCAAGTCATCGTGTGTTTTGCCCTTGCCACCAAATGTTATGCCTTTGGCAATATATAATTTGAGTTCACTTATTAAACTTTGACTATGAATGGTCAATCTATCGGTTTCAACCAAGTGTTTTAACTTAGAACACACTGCCATTTTACTGTTATGTGTGGTGTTAAATCCCTTGCGAAATTTTCTGGCATGCCCTTTCTTGAGTGGTTCGCTCAAAAAGAATCCAGGTATGCTTTCCTCGCCCATTTCATTGATTGCGATCAATGCCGCTTCACCAATAGCATTGTTTTCTATAGAGTAATAAATGCTAGGGACAGTATCTTTATTCTTACATTCTTCTTCAATATACTTGCAAACGTCACGTAATATTTTAACTTGGCCTTGTATAGGCGTGGTATTATTGGTCCATTCTGCCACCTGTTCTAGACTAGGTAACTCTATTACTTGCAATGCTGCCGGATCTCCGCCAGTTCCCATACTGGGATCCAATGCCACAACATAAGTTGATTTTGCATGGATTCTTCTGAACCAACGACATTGACCCAATTTCATAATTGGTTCTGTTGGTTTTAATTCAGATAATTTAACAGAATCGATAAGTGTTTCGGCAAATACCAAAAATTCACATTCATGTTCCCGCAAGAATCGTTCATTGCCCAATCTTCCGCGTTCACCAGCAGCCCATTTTTCATCACGATCCGGGTGCGCACTCCAAATAGCCTTAAACGGTGTGAATCCATTTTTACCAATTGTAGTAGTATTTCCATACTCATCCACCATATCATTCGCTTCTTTCCAAATTTGTGCAAACTGATCTTCATCACTATTTGGGGTGGATGTAATAATACATTTACCACCGGTGGCCAATGTTGGACTCAATGATGTCCAGAAATTTGTGGCAATATGTGGTTCAACATAAGCAAACTCATCTAGGAAAATCAATGACAATGACATACCACGACCCGTAGTTTCAGTTGTAGTTTGGGCCATAATACGGCTACCGTTTTCAAATCTAATACTTTGTTTATTATAATCAGTTACACCAGCACGTATATGATCCGGGCATGATTCATACGCAAACCGCAATCGTTCCATAATTTCTTGTGCACCAGTGTATTTGTGTGCTGCAATCAATATGGTAGAATCATCATTGAACATGGCGTACCAAAGTAGGTAACCAACGGCAGTTGTCGTCTTGCCTAATTGTCTTCCAAGTAAGGATACGGCGTATAGACTAGTATGATAACAGTTCAAAAGTTTCTTTTGATAGTCAAATGGTTTATAACGGATCTTCCCCTGCTTCGGATGTTGAATATAAAAGAAGTTATTTAAGAAATATGCTGGTCCTTTAACAGGATCTTGGCACTTTGCAATATCCTGAAGATCTTCTTCAGTCCATGTTCTAACGGTATGCGCAGGTTTGATTAGCTGCAGTTCTTGTTTTGATTTACCCATAGTTATATTATTTAACAAAAAACCCCACATGGTGTGGGGTTTTTTATTTTGTATAATACAATTTTCTATTATTTCTGATCTTTCTTTGTATCTTTAAGTCCAGCCAGCCTTTTCAACTTGTCTGGCAATAGTGCTGCAGAACCATCTAATTTGCTAGACTCTGCGTCTTTTTTAGATGATTTTTTAGTTTCATACATGTCGTCGCTATAATCGTCTTCTTCATGAGGTGATGGTTGTGGAATCTTTGCTGCACAATCATCACATTGGTTCACACTCCCATCATATGCAGTACTACCACATTCTGCAGAAACTTCTTTATATCCATGTCCCCTTGGAACATATGTTGTGATGGCTTTACCACACCCATATTTCCACTTGCTTTCATCTAAATCGACAGACATACCGTCATCATGTTCTTCGTCATACTCCAAACCTTCAGAAACCTTGCCCCATTTATCAGTCTTTTTCTTGGCACGAATTGCAAACTGCAATTCTTTCATCTTGGTGTATTCTGGACTATCTTTCTTATGTGGTCCTTTCTTTTTCAAAGCAGCCAATTGCTTTTCTAATTGCTCTTTGGTTTTACCTTTAAACATTCCTTTCTTGGCAGGGGGAGTTTTCATATCAACATCCCACTTTTCTGCAACCTTGCCTTCAGCAACGAATTCACGATATTCAGCAAATAACTGTGCTTCCATATCTTCCATGGTAGCAGTAGGCTGGTTACGTACACGACTACGATGCTCATGATCTTTAGGAACATCACCACCCATTGCTGGATTTTTGTTTAAGTCACCATGATCTTGAAATGCTTTATAACCTTCAGTTCCGTCGATTTCGTCAGCTGGACTGTTATCCCACATTCCTTCATCAGTTTCTTCTTCGGATTCTTCATCATCATTAATACGGTCAATCATATCAACCATGTTGCCCATTTCTGGCTCACCATGAATCTCTGGTGTAGCGCTAATAATAGGCTCGATGGTAATTGAAACTGGTTCATGTTCGGTACCTAGCTCGGATTGATCAACTTGATGTACACCAGCCAACTTCATGATATCCATCAACATTCCACTAACTTCAGATCCATTTGCCGCAGTAGCGTTAATGGTCAATGAAGCTGGGTTCTGTGGTTGTGCCATTCCCATTTGACCACACTCCTTCAAATTAGTGTTGGTTTTGGTTGACGTGACTACATTTGGATTATTAGCATCCAATTCCGCTAATCTCTTTAATACATCGATCATTTTCATTATTTTTTCCTTGGGTCTGGCGCCTGCTCTAATGGACTAACTGTATTGGCAGGGCTATCAGTATTATATTTTGCTGCACCTGAATCAGGGATCTCTTCACCACGTTCACGACGTTGCAACTTCAAAATATCATTGAGTTCTTTGACAAATCCACTATTATATTTGTCACCATAAAAATCTTCAAATTGTGGATCACCCGCTTCTTTATATGTTGGGTCATCCAACAAAGCACCTTTACGTGGCTCTGTTTCTGCTTGGTATTCTTCACTGGGCTCTCCAGGACGACGAACTGCCAACATTGAAGGATTTACACTAAGACCAGCACTCAAATATTCGGTCAATTCTTGCTGAGTAGTAGGATAATCCAAACTTACTTCATAGATGTGCACTTGGCAATTCTTGACTTGGGGGAAATCCAGTGGCAGTTCTTGAATAGGAGTTTCAGCCAATTTCTTGAAACTGGACACCGAAAACCGACCTAACAAAGATTTCAAATCTTGCTCACCCTCAAAGGTTCCAGCAATCTTGACTCTAAAGTCATAGGTCTTTTTTGATTCTGCGAGATATTCTTTAAAATTTTTCATCATGATTTATTTATTTAATTTTTTTAATTTTGCCATAATGCTATTGCGGTCAGTGACGATATACCCTTGTCCTTCAACCATGGTGTCACCGGGGGCTGCCCCACCTTTTTCTTTGGTCTTGTTATCTATGGATAATTTCTTTAATTGTAGTTCAACTACACTGAGTTTCTTATCGATTTTGGCTTTTTTTGCTGAAATAGCGGCATTTAACATTGTGGCGGCCACTTCAAACATACGTGCACCATATCTAGAATCAACATTCATTCCCAAATCCATTAAATCATCATATGCTTGTTCGGCTTTACTGGCCAGAACATCAAATTCTGTGTCACTGATCTCCCCTAACCCCTTGACGTTGGGCAATGCGGCGGTAATTTTGTCAAATTCCTCCATGGCCTGTTCTAATTTAATAGGCTCAGTGGACTGGATCAAGTCTTCCTGTGTTGGAACAATCACCGGTTCAGGGTTAGATGGTAAATTTAATAAATCTTCGAGACGTTTTGTCATGCAATATCCTAGTAATTATATTGGTATTTATTACTTTTTCTTACCATTGTGAAACAAATCACTTTCATTGATGATCCTAAACTTGATATTTCGTTGCTGGCAATAGTGATGTGCTGCTTCCCATTTAGCCATATTTTTAATATACTGGGCTTGGTTATATGGATTTTTGCCAACTTGTTCTCTGATTGTCTGATTGGACGGTTTGATCTCAATCATTTCCACATGTTGCTTCATTTCCTTGTCTATATAGACAATTAAAAAATCAGGCACATAAATCGTTTGTTTTGCAGTCAATGGATCACGATAGGGTATCCTGATACTTTCACTTGACCATTGTATAATAGCGGGATTATTATCACAAAATCGCATAAACATGTTTTCCCAGCTACTTCTATATCTTGGTAAACTTTTTCCAACATATTTTTCTGTATTTTTGGGAGTATAGATTCCCTGACTAAATTTCATACTCATGCAATTACGTTTCTTAGCACTTGCTGATTGGGACTAAATGCCATCGCATATCCCAAAAAGCTGGTTTTGAATCTGTTATAATTTAAAATTTCGGATACCAATGATGAGATTTCAGAAGAATCTAATCCTGCCAATGTATCTAAAATTTGCATAGGATTATATCCATCATTTTTAGCTTGCTTGATCAATATCACAGCGGTAGATTGCGCTGCAGTTTCATCAAACCCACGACTGGTAAAAAATCCCGTCATGGCATCTAATATGCTGGCCGACAACTCCAAGGGAACACTATAATAGGCATCAAATGCTTGAACTGTATAATCGCCGCTATTTGTGTTTACTGGCTTAGATGGAGGTATGTTGCTGTAATTATTCATGATTATAATTTTAGTATACTAACCGCTCTGGCCACGGTATTTTGATTTATATTCTTATTCTGCGGTAAATTAATTCCCAGTAAATTAGCTAATCCCAGACCGGCCATGACTAATTGACCAGCCGAAGCGGGTTGGTTGTTTTGGGAAGTCGTTGCGTTTCTACTTAAAACACCACCGAGGTTTTGCTGCTGTAAGTTATATTTTGCCAATGCTCTGGGATCAACTCCCGGCAATGGACCTGCGGGAGCATTTCTTGTAAAAACAGTTTCACCTGGGGGTGGGTTTCCGGTCAATGCTTGTTCTCCGGGAATCCTGCCTGATGCATTTTTTTGAGAATTGGCGTTATTTGCGGCTATGGTTATTGGACTAGGGGTTTGGTCATAAAACACGGTGGTGAACTCACTGTCTGGTTCCCCTGCAGCAACTTGACCTTCTGAATATTTGACGTTTTCGTATGCAATCGTCATAGAGTTGGTCATTATTTTAGAATCTTGCTCAGTGTCCAAAGTATCATGTTTCCATGATGTAATTTTTGGATTGACCAATGTTATTTTAGTATATCGTTTTTGATGCAGTACGTAGACATCGATACTATCAAAGAACGGTGCTGTCTGGTATGAATCTAATCCATATATATAATCTTTATCACCAAATTTGGTATCGCCAAATGCTGCACTAGTTTGCCTGCTATCCGAATAATAATACTGATAGTAATCAGTCCATAAACTAGTGGTGATATCACTATTATCATCATGAAAATCAATGTTTACTGGATTATACTTTAGTTGAGTTTGAATTACAGTTTTTCTATTATATTGATTTAAAGTCTCAGTACTTAATTCAAACTTTGGTAAATCTATCTTTTTACATAACAACCCAACATTGGCTATTTGACTGTTTACATTATTACCGTATACTGATTGAGTGTTTACATTAAACTTTACATAATACAAAAAACCAAGTTTAGGCATTCTGGCAAGATTTTCATCAACCCCAAATAGCCTACTAGCATGTTGATAACTTCTTAGCTGTATAGTTTCTCCAGCTGGACCGTTATTAGCTGCTATACCTTGATTATTTGTTAATATATTAGACATGATATTATTTATGACCACAAAAAAGCCCAGATATTACTCTGGGCTTTTGTGATTACTGAATCGCTGATTAACCGCCAGTGGATCCAAATCCCTCTGGGCGACCAACTCCGATACCAATACCAGAAACCAATCCATTGATTCCTGTCAACTGAGTAGCGTTATCATAAGAGATTGATAGTTTTACTGTTACTGGCTCACTATCCTTGCTGTAGTCCATTCCTTCGTAAGTTGCAATTTTGATGTAACATCCAGTCAACTCAAAATTTTCAAGAGTGATTGGGTCATATGCACCATTGCCGCCATCTAGAATTTCTACATTGGTGGTGAATTTAAATGTATTACCAGACGATGCACTAGCTTGTTCAAAAAAGTCAAACTGACGCTGAACTTGTTCAGCTACTTTGCGACTAACTTGACCAGCTGCATCATCACGCAATACTAATTCAATATCTGACCATTGTGGCTTTCCTGGTAATTTTACAGTACTGTTATATACATGCAATTTGATATCACCAAAAGTAACTACTGGACGACCCACGGACATAACCTGTTTGGTCATTTCTGTGGTGTCTGCGCCCAATCCAAAATTGACCAACCGTACACGAAAACGGTATGGTAATTTGGGCATGAGCAAACCTTGAGTATTGGAGCTCTGTCCATCTTTACCTAGGGGTACTGTGAATTTACTTAAACTTGAAATTGGCATATAAATGTTCCTTATTCTTTAATATTATTAACCGTTTGAACCAAGATTACCAGCAGCAATTGCTCCGGTATTCAATATACGTAATGGAATGTAAATGAATTCTGCTGCTTTTACTGGTTCAATTGCAATATCCATCCACAACTCGCTGCGATCAATACGTGCTGGTGTATTGTTACTGGTGTCACATACCACCAAATAATCATACAAGCCACGCTGACCAACCAATTCCAACATCAAACTTTCTGCGGCAGCTTTAATTTCTGCGCGGGTTTGTGCGTCATTGGGTTCAAACAAGAATGGTTTTGCTAAAATTGATAATTGACGGCGCAGATATGCAATTAGTCTAACAACATTAATCCGATCCATGGCACTTGCAGCATTGGCGCGGGTATATTGTCCAAAGTTGACGATACCAACTCCAGGAATGGTTGCAATTGGATTGACCTTGATCGTTGCCATGACATCGCGTAATCCTTCATGCAATGACACTGTTTTGAATTCACCAACGCTGTCTAGATATCCAACGGAAGTGGCATTGTCCACACCACCGCGACGAATACCGGCTGGAGCAAACCATACATAACTCTTGGCATCACTATTGGCAATAGTACGCAACATCATGTGGCTAGGTGGAACAACAATATTTGCACCAGTGTTGTCATTAGTGTAACCACTTGGATAGAACATACCCATAAAGTTATCATAACTAACAGCGCCAGTATCTCCATTGTCAAATGCACCGGCTGTATTATTGCCCCATGCAGCTAGTGCGGTGCCTGTTGGTTGTAGACGGAATGGTGTGTCTCCAACAACAAATGCAGTTTGACCACGATCTACGTTAAATGCAATCATGTTCTGGATAGCTTCTGGATAGCCAGGGGTAGCAATCAAATTAAACACCAAGGTGTCGGTATCACGAACTGCTAAGTTTGTGTCGATCATGCTCTTGAATGCGCTGACTACCACTGCACGCTGTGCATGACGTCCAAATTTGCCTGATCCATCTTCGTTTAATGAATCAATAGAAACCCAGCGATCTGCATTATATCCTTCCATGACATCATTTTGATAGCGGATATTCAAACCAAGATTAGCGTTGATATCAATATATCCTGCACGATATTTCTTGATGTTGAAACCACTGCGACGTGTATTCCATAGGCGTGTGCCTTTTGGATACAGTGCTGGATCTGGAGCATCTGGATCTAGATAATCACTCATCCGCATTAGTTGAATATTTCCGGGAGCAGTATCTGCGCCAGAAGTAGACCAACGTGCATCTGCAAATACCCATCCATTTGGACTTGTGTGATCTGTTACATCTTGTAATACCCATGACAGAGAGTTGCCGTCATATACATAAACTTCTTTTCCGTACATTTCTGTGTCAGCAGTGCTAACCCAAATGTCGCCATCAACCAAATCACTGCCATCAACATGTGATTTAGGAGCCAATGCTGCAACGATTGGACCATTTGCATCGGTATTACCGTAAACTTTTCCATAACCGCGCCATGTTGTGCCATCATTAATCATGATGTCAACTTCGCTTAAATTAACGTCATACCATAATGTGCCATCAACTGGCTTGCTGGTTGGCTGGGATGTGGTAGCAACATAACTTAATGGTTTCCAGTTGGTGGCCAAATAGTCATAATCGCCGTCACCACTTGGTGGTGTGTAAAGATTAGCTGTGCCAGACTTGGTCACCATGTTATATGCTGTTAAACCAACTGCGCCTAATGGATAATTTGTTCCATCGTTCATCTCAAAATCACCACCAAGAGCATGTTTGAATGTTACTTTTTGTGTGGCAGCATCATAGCTAGCTGAAACATTTACCAAACCGGCTGCACTAACAGCGGCAGGAATTTGTTCTGCGATGCTTGCAGTTGAACTTCCAAAAACATTAACTGTTTTTACAGAACTCCAATCAGTAGAATTAGCCAATGACTCTCTGATTGTAAATATGCTGTTGGTCAAACTGGTTGCGGTTGAACTAGCACTGATCACTGTGGTTGGACTAGTGCTATTACGGCGCCAAATCTTGAAGCTGGCAGCAACTTGTGTGCTAGTATTGATTGTTCCGGTATGATTGTAATTGGACTCAATAAACAATGTTCCAACAGGAATATTTTTTCCTCCACCAACCAAATCAATTTTTTCCAGAGCTTGGCGAGTACTTGAGTAGATAGGCGCACTGACTGATGCCCATGAATCTGTGCTACCGTTATAATACTTGACAACCCAGTCAGCTCCAAATCCAGGAGTTGTTGTCTTGACCCAAACACTGCCAGTGTGTGTACTGGTTGTAAATGTTGGATAGTTATAATGTGGACTAATTGTTACTTTCTTGCCACCATCAAACCCGTCTTGGACCAAAACCCAAGCATTTGAATCATTTTTATAATAAAGTTGGTTGGTGTTGTTTGAAGTAACAACCATGGCATAATCACCTTTACTACCAACACCTACTTTGGGCACATACACATTGCTTTCTAATGTCGCCATGGTGCCAGTGGTGTCGTTATTGATGACTACTGCTGGTGTTTTTACGGTAAATGAACCAGAACCAGAGGCGTTCCACTCATTAATACCATATAGTGTATCGGTTGTGTCAACCCAGTAAGTTCCAGCAACTGGTGTTCCAGTTGGGATACTGGTGCTACCAGATAACTGGCTTAAATCTACATCGGCACGCACTACATATGCACTTGAGCTAGCACCCAAGAAACTATATGCTGCCTGTAAACCATATTCGTTGAGTTCTGATCCATGAACTGGATTTCCACTGTTGTCAGTGACAAATACAGGGGTTCCAAATGTATCGGTAAGATCTCGCTGACTTGTAATAGTCCAGACCGTTCCAGCATTTGCTGCTGTGGTTCCTTGTGCTACGCCTGTTCCAGATGCATTACTTTTATCTTGGGCTGTAGCGACAAAAATTAGTGGTACTGTTCCGGGAGCTGCGGGAGTATAAAAACTCTCGTTGATTACGGATACTTTTACGCCGGGTGAATTTAAATTTGTTGCCATTCTGTAATCTCCTTAATGGATTGCTTTGAATTATTTAGCAAATACATTAAAAAAATCACTGTTAAATACAAGTAAAAGGGCGCTCAAAAGGGCGCGATAACCAAAATGACTAGAAATATTTGTTACATGTGCAATCAGCGGCCAGTAGCTATCAATTACTACAAAGATGGCCAAGTGCACTATCGTTCAAAATGCGACCATTGTGCCAAAAACAGGGGAACCGGCATCCCATTATGGTCTAAGTCTGGATATAAACTTAAAAATATCTGTGAGCGATGTGGATACACATCAAAGTATTCTAAACAATTCAATGTATATCATATTGACGGCAATCTAACCAACTGCCGTTATTCTAACTTAAAAACCGTATGTGCTAACTGCCAGCGAATACTGCACGAACTGAATCTTCCATGGAAACGTGGAGATCTTATCCCTGATCACTAATCAAGGTCTGCAATTGTTGATATAGATCATCAATCGTAGTATCGTTTGAAATGACATGATCAATAGTGCACCCAGCCCATGATGACTCTGATTCATGCACATTAATACTTTGCAAATATTGTTTAGCGTGTTCATCGCCATTGTTGGCCAATATTGCTTGATCCATCCATTCGGGATCAGGTCCACGTTTAATCCTGATAACTATGCCCCCACTACGATGGATAGCTTTGATCTCATTGGGAAACCTAACATCACTGATAACAATATTGTCGGTGGTTTTACAGATTTTATTTTCCAAACTAGAAATCCATATATCGTCATGAAATGCTACTCGGCATACATCGGTTCCCCAATGTTGAAGAACAAATCTGGGTGTCAGATGGGGCATATTCAATCTTTCAGCCCACCAAGGATCAACGGTTTCTCGCCATTCCCTAGATTCCCTAGTACGACCTTCTAATAGAGTACGATCCCAACCAAAAATAGAACTTACAGCATCTTTGAGTGTGCCAGCAAAACTTTCTCTACGATAACCGTGATAATTTACCAAATAATCTGCAGCAGTATCTTTGCCCACTGACTTCATTCCAGTAAATCCGATTACAAGATTATTATTTTGCATCATATTAAATTCTCCAAGAAACAGTAATTATCATAATGATTAGCCTTGGTATCTATCATATAGAATACCTCTGGATTGTTGCTTAATATCCACCGCTCAAACGCATATCGATAAGCGGGCTGAATAGGATAAAAGTCATGTTGATCTCCCATGTACAGATCAGATCTCAACGGATCTGGCAACGTTTTGATGTGTTCAGATTTAGCCCACCAAAAGTTTCCACTCATGATTATATTATTAGTATAACCATCACTAACACCGACTACGCTAGCTTGTTTCAATTTATCCAAGCAGCTGGGCCACTGTGTTATACAGTAATAATCTAGTATTTCTCGCCAGCCCATGACACAAGGAGAACCACTGACTGTGCCCTTGCTATGAAAGTATAATACATCAAAATTATCATCCTGACAACATCTGTCATATAAAAATTTTAAAGTTTGTCCTTCATACAGATTAGTATCACCAGTGTCCCTGATATCTAATATATTAACCCAAGGGTATCTAACACTGACATACTCTTGAATTTTCTGTGAGAATGTAATTTCTATGCTGGAATTTTGATCTACCCTGAATGGTATACCCCACATATGAGTCCAATGCTTGGGCATGGTGATAGCCATATTGAACTTGGCTAAATCATTAATTTTGGACTGTTTGATTAATTTCATATGTTGATCAAACAACACAGCCCACTGACTGGCTCTTATGTCAGCTGGAATATAAAGATGATAGAAGATTTCAATGTGTCTCATTCATGATAGTATAATTGAATTACACTACCAAGTCAACAAATTGATTATCCTTGGATCCATCCCATGGGCGTGCCACCGTCTTTGTACTTGATCAAATCATCTTCTAACAAAGCCATGGCTTCATTGCCTTCACGTTTTAAGGCAGTTCCATTAAGGGTATTTGAACCCTGTGGGCCAGGAATATTACCGAATTTTTCACGGGCTTCTCCCAGCATGACTTTGGCATTGGCCAAGGAATAGTCACGAATCCATTGCCCAGCTTGGGGATCTTGTAACAAATTGAAATCTGGGCGGTAGTTATACATCCAAACCAATAATTCTTCTTGTGCTCTTGGTCGTTGCATAATAGTCAATAATTTGGTGGTTTTATTAAAACTAAAGTTAATATCCGTACCAAACATTTTTCCAACCATTTTTTGATAACTGGCAAATGCAAAATATGTGGCCAAACCGCCCATGTTAGTAGACGCTAACAAATATGTGTTGGAATAGGCCAAGTTAAATGGTTCGAACAATGTTCCACCATCTCCACCGCCAGTGCGTGAACCAATACTGCGACGAAATAATTGACGCACTGCCATGACTTCTTTGGGCAGATAATAATCATTGGTGTCAACTTGGATTGTGAGAAATCCAAAACTTTCTTCAACTGAATTGGAGCTGCGTTGACGGAATTTATTCAATGCACGGTCGATTGCAGTGTCGTAATGAACGGGATCCAACTCGATATCGACCATACCTCCGCCAAGCATGGCATTGATATAATCAACTACTTTCTGTCGTTCGTTGGCTGTTTGGTCTTGAGTGTCTTCCATGTAACTATTTATGACAAACTAAGCAAGACCCAGTGGTCTAGTTTAAGCGACCCCGGCTTGCATCTTAAGTTGATCTAGTTTTTGGTCGTAGCGTTGTGCCCATCCCATAACTAAATTCTTTAGTTTAGCAAAAATATTACCAACAATACCTTCTGAAATTGGGCTAACTGACAGACTGGGTTGTTTTTGTGTCACAGTAACCATTTGTTTTTTCAGTTCTTCTAAAACCTTGATCAATTCTGGAGTTAGATGTGCTTCAAGTTCAGACAGAATTTCTTTGTACTTGGGAGTTACCGTTTCTTTTGGATCTTTGCTCAACACAAAGACAAAACTAATTGTTTCAACTACACGGGTTCTTACAATGTCCTCTGCGTCAAACAAATCAGCTACATTTTCTCGTGCAGCTTGTTTAACTTCTTCTTTAAGTTGTTTGACTTCTGCTTCTAACTGAGTCATCCTTTGGATTTTTTGAGCTAATTTAGTATAAACTTGACTATTATAACTCTGGAGCAAGGCAACAACCTTATCGCCCTTATCGCTATCTTGATATGCAATTGAAGGGTCACGTTCTTCAAATAAATTGATAAGTTTGCGAAATTGTTGATTATTCATAGCTATACTCCTATCTTAATATAGTACTATTTATGTAGTATATGTAAATTTACCCCACATTAAGGTCCTTGGATAATTATAAATACTGTACTAGGAGATCACGAAAATTCCAAGACTTTCACTATATAAACCAGAAAAAGGTGCCGATTTCAAATTTTTGGATCGTTCTATCAATGAACAGTTCCAAGTAGGTGGCACTGATATTCTAATTCACAAATACTTGGGTCCTGTAGATCCACAGGCCGGTGAAAGCACGCCCACCACTCCTACCAATAACAATCCTATTCCAGAATTGGGCATCCAAGATGTGTTGTTTATGGAAAACCGTGATCGTCACTATGCCCCAGATGTCTATGTGATACGCGGCATTTATACCATGTCTGATCTTGATTTCAATCTTAGTCAATTTGGTATGTTCCTAAACAATGATACTATCATGGTTATGTTTCACCTGAGATCTATATTTGAATCGCTGGGTAGAAAAATCATGAGCGGTGATGTCATAGAATTGCCACATCAAAAAGATGAATATGCACTAGATGACAGTATAGTAGCATTAAAGAGATTTTATGTAGTGCAGGATGTAAGTCGACCAACTGCTGGATACAGTCCAACTTGGTACCCACATTTGCTCAGAGCCAAATGTGTTCCACTGGTGGACAGTCAAGAATTCAAAGAAATTTTGGACGCAGATTCTGGCGCAGAAGATGGCAGCACATTGCGAGATCTGCTCAGTACCTACCAGAAGAACATTGATATTAATAATCAAATTATTGCCCAAGCAGAATTGGATGCACCCAAGAGTGGATACGATACCAACCAAATGTTTATGTTGCCATTGACTTCTAATGGATTAATTGATTTAGAAAATGGATCAATATCAAATGTTGATGCTAGTTCAGACGTTCCAGCAGATGATGCAAGTATGATATTAAAATCTCCAAATATGGACATGTACGTTGCCTATGGTGGTGGATCTGCAATCGCACCAAACGGTGCCCCATATGGGTTTGGGATAACTTTCCCCAGTGATCCGTCCACAGGTCAATTCTATTTAAGAACAGATTATCTACCCAATAGATTGTTTAGATACGATGGAAAAAATTGGGTTAAATTCCAAGATGATGTTCGCATGACCTTGGATAATTTTGGTTATCAAGACGTGCAGTCTGGTCCAAATGTTGGAAAACAAGTCCGCGAAACATTGAAAACCGGATTTATTAACAATAATAATACTGCAACAATCGCAGGAACAGTGGTACAAGAACGTCAATATCTAAGTAAAGTATTAAAACCCAAGGCGGATAATTAAAAATGGATTATGCATACGACGGACAAGTTGCCCGATATTTAACTCAATTTATGCGAGTAGTTAGTAACTTTAGTTATATGGATGCGCGTGGGCAGTTAGTTCAGGTGCCAGTAAGATATGGTGATTTAAATCGCCAAGTTGGCAATATTTTGAAGAAAAATAGTGAAAACACCATACCAAGTGCTCCTTTTTTTGCATGTTATATCAAAAATTTAGAATATGATAGATCTAGGATACAAGAGCCAACATATGTTAACAAAGTACAAGTAAGAGAAAGAGCGTTTGACGACCAAGGACAAGAATACCTCAACACACAAGGTGCGAATTATACTGTAGAACGCATAATGCCCAGTCCATATAAAATAACCTTTGCGTTAGACATGTGGACTACTAATACTCAACAAAAATTACAACTCTGGGAACAACTTGCCGCGTTGTTTAATCCTAGCATGGAGTTACAGACCACAGACAATTATATTGACTGGACCAGTCTTACCGTATTAGAAATGGCTACTCAAACTTGGAGCAGTAGACAAGTTCCACAAGGGCTAGAGCAAGATATTGATATTGCTAACTTGACATTTACTTCTCCCATCTGGATCACGCCACCCGCCAAAGTCAAACAAATGGGGATTATTACCAAGATAATTGCCAATGTTTTTGCAGTAAGCCAAAATATAATTCAAAATGATTTTTCTACCCCAGATGCCATAGAAATGTTTGGAATACCAGACACCACAGTGGTGGTCACTCCGGGAAATTTTGATCTATTGGTATTAGATAATTCCGCATCTTTGGTTACCAATACTAGCCAAGGTGATGTATTAGATGTCAGTTCGGGACAAAACTCTACTAGTTGGTATAAAATATTGGACTTATATCCAGGACAATTCCGTGCTGGGCTAAGTCAATTGAGATTAACTAAACCAAATGGCGGAGAAATTATAGCTTATATAAGCCTAAATCCACTAGATGAAACAAAAATGATGTTGAGTTTTAACCCAGATACCATACCCGGAAACACTATTATAGATGGTCGGGGAACAGTGGACGCTATCATAGATCCAGAAACATTTAATCCAAATAATCCAGTGGCTGGGACTAGATATTTGATTTTAGAAGACATTAATATGAACCAAACTGTGCAGCCATACGATGGACCAGCTGCTTGGAAAAACCATGATGGAACTGATTTTCAGGCATCTGCCAATGATATTATTCAATGGAATGGTTCCACGTGGAACATAATTTTTAATTCTAAAGTAGAAACCGCTGTTACCTATATCACTAATTCCTATACTGGTGTACAATATAAGTGGGAAGACAATTGGTGGAGTAAAAGTTTTGAAAAAATTTATGACAGGGCAACATGGAGACTAATCTTGTAACGCCAGTAGTGGGCAGTGGTGGATTATTTTTGGCCAAGGACACTCGCCGATTCTTGTTTTTAATGAGAACTCAAAAGAAATCTATCAATACTTGGGGATTAGTGGGGGGCAAAAAAGAGCCACAAGATATCACATTAATCGACTGTTTACATAGAGAAATCCAAGAAGAAGTTGGAAAAACCCCCACCATTCGTAAAATAATTCCACTAGAATTGTTTACATCTAATGATCAAACTTTTCAATATAATACCTATGTACTAATCGTGGATCGAGAATTTGTACCAACTTTAAACGAGGAGCATTCTGGATATGCTTGGTGTAGTTTTAACTGTTGGCCAAAGCCTCTGCATCAGGGCGTTAAAAACAGTATATCCAATCGTACTAGTAAAGCCAAATTAGATATACTCCTAGAACTACTTTGATGTTACCAAGTTCCGGCACTCGATGCGTCTCCAAATGGTAGTTGCGTCATCGACATAGTTAGCAGTGCAATAATAGGCGTATGAACTATCGAATGCCATCATTCCGGCAGTATCACTAGATATACCATAGCTGTGTATGGGAACAGTGGTTATGTTACTTGAATTTCCTGATGGTACTCCATTATTTCCACTAAGACTATTAATGACCACCACGCCATCTACAATTATATTTCCGCCAACATATAAATCTTGACCAATTCCAGCTCCACCTGCCACGGTAAATGCGCCAGTGGATATTGATGTAGCAGACGTTGTGCTTTTTACATTAAATGGTTGATTATCATCAATGCTCAAGCTAATTGTTGCTGTAGTTCCATCTATCGTTACATTAGTGCCCGTGCCTGCCACAATTGAAGTAAGGGCTCTATTTCCATCATCATATACAGCACTTGCGTATAAACTACCAACAACACCAACGCCGCCTGCCACAGTGAGTGCGCCGGTTGTCACCGAAGTTGAAGATGTCACATTGGCGATATCAATAGCTAAAAATGTGGTATTGCCATTAAAACCACCATTTAGTGTGGATGTACTATTGGCCACAGTAGATGTGGTCCCGTCAGATAACAGAACAATAGGCCCGTCTACATATAATGTTCCATGTATGTGAGTATCGCCACCTACATAGAGATCTTGTCCAACCCCTGCTCCACCTATTACATGTAGTGCGCCGGTATTAGTTGAGATTGATTGATCTTTGCTGGCGATAGTGACATTATTGACATATACTGTTCCATCTACTCCAGTTCGACCAATTACGCCTATCGCACCAGTATGTGTTGAAATATTTGCGGCTACAACTTCTACACCTTGAACGTATAATCCCCCGTCCATGTAAGTATTGCCGCCTACACTTAAATTTTTTCCAATTCCAGCGCCACCAGTTACTAGTAAAGCACCGGTGTTGGTTGATGTTGATTGAACGTCCGATTGTATTGTAGCAGTAGTTGATACTACAATCCCATTTTTTACCAAAAAATCTACAGAATAAGCCATTTAGTTTCCCTTTCCACGTAACGGCGCACTAACTATTAAGTACTAAGTTATTTAGTTGGTATATTTAGCATGGAAAAATAAATTATAGCATAATAAAAAACAGGACCCGAAGGTCCTGTTTTCTTTAAACTCAGCTAATAAAACTATTAAGCTGTGATGGTCATACGAACAACTTTGATCACCATTGATGTTGCAGCTGCTGGTGTGAAAGTCATTGTAACTACGCCGCCGGTTAGGTTAGCATCAAAAATACCCAACTGTGTGTTACTGTAAATGGTACCAAATTGGTTGAGGTACACATTTGATCCATCATGAACAATCATCATGTCAGTCATTTCAACGTTGGAGCCGTCAACAACTTGAATTGTATAACGTGCGCCACGATATTTTGAAGCATTGAAATGATCCAAGTCTTGCTTGGAGCTGCCGGTGATAACTGGGCTTGTGTAGCTGGCTAGTACTGTGTCGTTGATGTACAAGCCATATACAGCTGTTCCGGTAGTTGCTGCGTTGGTGAGGCCAGCATAAATTGGACCACCAACAGACAAGCTCTTGGCAATACCAACGCCACCAGATACTACAACAGAACCAGTTGAAGCATTGTTAATTGCATCAGTTGTATCAGTAAAGTCTACTGGTGCACTGAATGTAATGCCACCGTCAACGGTCAATGAACCGCCAATATGTGCATTTCCAGTTACGTTCATTGATGTAGCGGTGGTAACACCTGCAGTCAATGCAGCAACTGAAGTCAATCCACTACTTACTGTCAATGATGTAGCTGATACGTCAGCCAATCTTGAACTGCCAGTTACATTCAATGATGTAGCGGTTGTTGCACCAGCTGTCAAGACACCAACGGATGTCAATCCAGAAGATACTGTCAATCCAGCTTGAGCAGTTACGGCACCAGTCAATGTGGTTGCACCGGTTACGCCGAATGTTCCGCCAACTGTTGCATTGTTGTTAACTGTCAATGCGTTAGCAGTTACTGTTCCAGTAGATGTCAATGAACTGACATTTGTGGTTTGTAGATTTGCTGTACCGCTTACTGTCAATGTACCAGCTTGTAAGTTATTGGTAATAGCACCTGATGTCGCATTCAATACACCAACAGTGGCTGTGCCAGTGATGGTTGCATTGTTGTCTACTACTAAACTTGTTCCTGAGCCATTGATATGAACATTAACAAATGTACCAGTTGTACTGGTAATTGTATCAAGACCAACACCTTTGAGGTAGATTGTGCCATCAACATTCAAATCGCCAGCAATATTAACAGACTGGCCAACATACAAGTTCTTGGCAATACCAACACCGCCAGCAACTTTCAATGCACCACTGGTGCTGTTGGTTGCGTCAGTAATTGAGCTTACAGAAATTGTTGGAGCTGTTAATAAAGATCCAGCATATGTCAAGCCAGAATCAAAGCTTGTAACACCAGCTGAAGGATTGAATGGAATCTCACCATTGCCACCACCCATAATGTTGGATGCTGTTGTTGCGTAACCTACTACTAGGTCAGACTGTGCTCTCCAATATGGAACACCAAATGCATCAACAGAGAACAAGTCTGTGTGATTGCCTTGAGAGATAAATGCGGTTGTACCAGCAGCTGTCTGATAAGGAACAGCATTGGTTGAACCACCACTCAAGCTGGTTGCGTGTTGTGCTTGTGTGATTGTACCAGTCAAGATACCAGTGGTTGAGTTGTATGTTAGAGATGCGTCATCTGTTAACTGACCGCCAGTTCCTGCAAATGAAACACGACCTGCTGTTAGATTGCGGGCTTTTACTGTAGCAGCACTGAAATCAGTACCAACATACAATGAACTGGTGATACTTGCACCACCATTAACCTGCAATGCACCTGTGCCAGTTGCGCCAGAAGCATCAGTTGTGTCATGAACGATCATTGAACCGATGTCCATTCCAGCATATGCGCCGCTATTTACTAGATCAGCATTGTCTTTAGAAGTAATACCATTACGAACTACAAAACGGCCATTTGATGCGCCAGAATCGCTACGTCCAAAGAACATGTGCTTGGCTGTACTATTAACTGTATCATAATAGTGAATGATCAAACCCTTGTTGTAACCGTCGTCGGTTGTGAGTTCTTCTCCGTTTGGAGCTGTTCCCAAATCGATAACTGGATCGGTTACGCTGGTGCTGGTTGAATTGAATACTGTCTGTACACCTAAAACGGTTAAGTTACCACCGATTACTGTGTTTCCACCAACGTTCAAGTCTTTGGCAATACCAACGCCGCCTTTGGTGACGATAGAACCAATACCAGTTGCGGTTGAATTAGTTGTATCGTTAACAAACAAGTTACCACCAACATAAGCACCGCCAGTTACTTTTAATGCACCTGCGCCAGCACTAGTAGCTGCTGTTGTGCTGCTTAGTGTTGTATCACCAGTAACGGCTAATGTCCCACCCAAAGAGGTAGCACCAGATCCAACGGTCAATGTGTTTGAACCAGAAACTGATAGGTTGCCGTTAAAAGTTGCTGCGTTTGCTGTCAAAGCACCAGTTAGACTGGTTGCACCAGTAACTGCCAATGTGCTGCTCAGTGTGGTTGCGCTAGTAACGCTGAATGCACCACCAACTGAAACATTGCTGCTAAATGTTACTGCACCTGAAACACCCAAGCTGCTTAATTGCGTTGCACCGGTTACGGTTAAAGCGTCGTGTAACGATACTGCACCATAAATGTCCGCTGTTGTACCAACGATCAAGTTTTGTGAAATAGCGGCGCCGCTATTTACTTGTAAAGCACTTGATTGATTTGTAGAACTTGTTACAGCTTGTGTGCCATTAATTACCGCACCTTGCTGAATTATAAAATCTCTTGTGATTGCTGTTAATGCCATTTTAGTTTCCTTTATATAAAGTTATAGGGTTATCCCCGTTCTTAAGAGTTTTAAAACTTTAGTTGTAGCAAATGTCGGTGTAAAATATAGATTAAGCATGTTATCTACATCGACTTCCGCCGCAAAATTTCCCATATCCCCGTGTGATGTTAGCACCCCATATTCAGTTGCATACACCGTTCCTACATTGTCCACCAGCAATAAAAGTTCAATTAATTGAAAATTTGCCGCTGGGCCATCCCCCTCATCAATTTGTATCAAATATTTCGCCGATCTAAACTGAAGAATCGAATAACTATCAACTATAGTTGTTGCCGTGGTATTTATACTAACAGACGCAGAATCCATAATAGAATCACTAATTTTGACACTTTCTGAATTAATTCTGCCATAAACCCAAACATCCCCACCCACACCAACTCCACCTGATACCACAACTGCTCCCGTATCCGTGGACACGGAGTTCGCAGTGCTAATAGCATGGATATTATTAGCCCATATATCACCACCCACACCGACGCCGCCTGAAACTACAATAGCTCCAGTAGTGGTTGAAACTGAATTTGATGTATTAGCCACAGTTAATACACTAGTAGTAGTTGACCCGTTGGCTGTCAAACTCTGTAAGGTAGCGGTATTATTGACCACCGTTGCGCCAGTGGTGGTATTGACTGATAACGAGATGCCGCCTCCTGCTTCAATCAATGCTGGAGATAGTTTGGCCCAAGCATACCCATTCCATCTCCATGTTAATCCACCCAATGAATATGTTTGCCCAATTGATGGGTTCAACGGGAAATTTAGCGTTGATGGTAATGTAACTGTTGTCATACTCTATATCCTATTTTAAGCAGACTGGAATTGAATCCAAAGCCTAGTCCCATTGATTAACACGCGCTGGTACTCATTGCCCGTTTTGGTGTCGATCCAACAATCTCCAATTCGTGAAGGCACTGGTTCAGTATCTGATACCGTGACTCTGGGCGAATAAACCAAATAATTTTCATCAGGATTGCCACATGTTTTACTATAAATCTCAGCACCATCTGGAAGATATATACGATTCTCCACAGTCAAATTGTTTACATCTAAATCACCACCACTGACTGCTCCACCTACTTGAATTCTTCCACCAACATATAAATCCCCGCCAATTCCGGCGCCGCCTGCCACAGTAAGTGCGCCAGATGCCACAGATGTTGCAGAGGTTGCATTGTAAGTTTTAATGGCGCTTCCGGTCCCCCAGCTATCCGTGTCTGGATTATATGTCCATGCTGACACCGCATTGGCTGGAGAAATTGGTGGAATAGTTGTTGAAATTCCGGGAACAGTGGATCCTACTTTTATATCTAATTGATTTGGTCCACTATCTCCAATAAACGGAGCTTGAGCAGTCAACAATACAGTGTTTATGGTTGGAGCAATAATAAGAGGCAACGATGCATGTGTTGGCGCAGTAAAGCTGCTGGTATATAATGCAGCACCTGAAATTACCCGCACATCACACAGTGATCCATTGAAAAAGTTACCAGTAGAATTAAAAGTGTTGGTTCCAACTGTAACCCACTGGTCCACTGATCCAGCTGGAACTTGAATTGACGTTGATGTATTGGTGGCGGTAAATGAATTTGACAATGTTCCGTTGACAAATCCATATATAGTTCCGTTGGATCCACACACCGCAACGTGATTCCAAGCATCGTTTGAAATCACCCATGATCCGGATGAATTTCCCACTGATTGAGATAATGTAAAGGTGCTGGTGGTCAATGAGATACTATTTCCAGAAGACACAGATCCATTGCCAAACATGCTACCGGTGGTATCACCTTGGGCATATACCCACATTTCTATGGTAAAATCTTGACCTAGTACATAAATGTTATTGCTTGATGTACTTTGTAGGCAATCAGATGTACCATTAAAAGTGTAACTATATAATTGACCACCTGTTAGATTAACGTTTATACCGCCGTATTGACCAGTCTGATGTAACTGACCAGTTACATATAAATTGCCATTGATTCCGGCCCCACCTGTTACAATCAATGACCCGGATTGTGAGCTGGTTGATTCAGTTCCTGTTCCAACAGTAGTGTCCCCACTGAGACGAAGATTGCCCTGACCATCATAATAAAATACTGCACCAATATTAACCTGATTGTCCATGCCATCGACTATATTATCGCCGTTGATGGACACGTTGGAGTTACCTCGTGTTAAATTTTCTGCATTGTGCTGGCCAATTAATATGTTGTGTGATCCAGTAACCAAACGAGATCCAGCATAATTTCCCAAGAAAAAGTTTTGATCGCCATTGACCAACAACTCACCAGCATGATTACCGATAGATGTATTACTGTCGTGGGCAGCGGCTACACTTAGTGTTCCCCCACTGACATAATTGCCAAATGTAGATCCATTTAATGGAGTACTGAAAATATTATCAACATATAAACTTAATGTATTGGCATCTATGACGCTAACATAGAATGTTTTACCATTTAATTGGGTCATGCCTACCACATTGTCAACAATAACTGCAGATCCATTGGGGATATTGTGATTGGGAGCTACCAAAGCCAATGGCACGGTTTTGACTGCGTTGGTTATATTGGCCAACACAATAAACTGTAAGGAACCCAACGCTTCTAAACTGTGACTACCTATTGCGATATTATTGGTTAAAAATGTTCCAGTACTCAGTGCGTAATTGCCCAGCGCAAGGTTACTGTATGAAGTTTGCAGGCCAGTCAGTGTATTGTATCCAATAGCAATACTGGATTGTCCATTGGGAAATTGATTGATTTCTGGCAGTGCAACACCTTGAATTACAATATTATTTTGACCGTGATATCCCTGCCCAACTGTTACGCCATTTACATTGATGTCTTGGCCTGTCCAGATCGAACCGCCCACCCCAATACCGCCGTGAACAACTAATGCGCCAGTAAGTGTGCTAATTGATTGAGTAGAACTTGACACATACACAAAACCAAGACCATTACCGGCCAATATAATATTGCCATTGGGTATATTGCTCTGGATTTGGCCAAGATTAAAATCCAAATTGCCCAAACTAGAACTATATCTAGTTTGCAACAAAGAATTAGTAACCACAGTATAACCAGTACTGGTGGTGGGACTAGCCGGGAGTTGTGGCTGTGCATTTCTTAAATCAAGAAATTCCCCACTGCCTCCTGCTCGTAATTTTGATCCACTTAGTAAATTGGCCATCTTATTTTGTCTCTATTATTGATTTGCTGTTTCTAATATACTCAACACCAGCTGAACAGATCCTTCGCTGCTGGCGTATGCACTGACACTATCTAAATTTTCGATAATCATTTTCCCAGACAACAAACTAGCTGCATCATTGGGTGGTATTGCAAAATCCTTGACCAATGGAGAAATGGTTCCCTGAGTTTCTTGAGGATTTCCCACCGTGTCCCTAAACACAGTGACATTCCTGCGATGCTCAAAAGTCACATACTGTGTAGATGTCGTCAAGTTTGAGGCTTGAGCCATTAACACAATCGTGGTTACTCCAGGTGGCGCGGTGTAAACTACACCAACGTTGGTGGTCGTATTAGAAGTTGCAAATGTGCCAGTATTTAATATTACTGTTCTGGTTTTAAATGTATTTAATGGTATTAATGCCATGACTATTTCCTCTTTTAATTAGAGTCCCCCGCTTTCAATAGCCAATATGAACGGAGTCAAGTTGGCAAATAATGATTTAGTAAATGTTCTTCCGCTGACCACACCGGTGGCTTGACTGATAACTAATTCTGGTCCGATTCTAAAGTCACCATTTTGATCAGTACTGGTAAAGAACACTTTTCCACCACCCAATTGTAATGTTTCTTTGCTCTGAACTGGATCGGCTCGGCCATATTGTGGCAGTGCTCCGTAATTGGTTCCTGCACCAACGTACTCAAATACATATCCAGATGCATTCATGTAGGATCTCTGATAGAAATTTATTGTGCATCCATCTGGGAAGAAATCAGGACGTCTAATGTCCTCTTCCAACTGTACAATATGATGGGTTCCATTTCTGGACCAATAGCTCAATCCAACCATGACCGAATTATAATTTCCGCCAGATTCAAGATCATAGATCAATCGCTGGAGAACAATTCCCACATCTCTGCGGCATTTGATTTTGTTATATGCCAGTCCAGGATTGCTAGTTCGCACATAAGCATCTAATTCATTGACCAAGAAGTCAATATTGGATTCAATCAGTGAAACTGCATCTCCCATACTGGAAACCAAAGTTGCAGATTTGACGATAGAATTAGTTGGTACCACCGCATTGGCAGCATTGATATCGGATGCTCCAATAATGCTGGTCATATTGGAGAACAACCCATTGATCACTGAAATAACTGCTGGCAAATCTTGTGCACTAATTGAGTTGGACATCTTGAATTGCTGAGTAGAAGTGCTCAAAACTGGGGACACTGCAGTATTTGAAACTACATTGCCGATTAAATCCCTGAGATGATTCAAACTGTCAATGTGTGCAGACACCTGACTTGTACTGATACCAAATGTTGCTGCCGATATAATGTTGGTACCGGTGGTATATGGATTGTCTGCCACTGTACTACTCAACACGGTGTAATAGCTGTTTCCGCAGAATAACAAGGTAAACCAGTTTGCATTTTCAGGATATGATGGATCACTGCCACCACTGGTCAATGCATAATTTAATGTCACGCTCTGGTAACCCAGATCAGTAACTACTGTACCGGTGGCTGCGTATTGAATTCCGTTGACATCTGTATAACTACCACGCTGATCTCTGATATAAACACTGTTGCCAATGGCGATTCCACTGGTATCTATTCCAGTAATGGTAATAGTACCAGTTGACAATGATGCCAGAGTTGGCTGGGCATTCAAGAATCCTGGCAATTGTTGGTCATTTAGATAAGGTTTTACTGCCCCAACAGAAGATCCACCAGCTATAAAAGTATTATAATTGATATCAAAGAAATCAATATATTCAGTGGGTGGAATGATTTCCATGATCAAACTGGTATGTGGCCTATCATTGGTGTCTGGTAAAAACACTTCGATTTGCGCATTGTTTGGCCAGAACCCATTGGGGTAATATTGATCATAACCATTGTCGCCAGCAGAATGTGGATAGGCTTTAAATGGTGGATTATAGATAGTGCCTGAGAATTTACGTTTGCCATATCCCTTGGATACCAAACATAGATCTCCAAAGTTGGCATTACTGTTGACAATACTGGCAATACCACCATTATCACACTGCACACCAACGCTACTAAAAATTGTAAACACAGAAACTAATTGCGCATAGCCGTTATTGGTGATATGTATACCGCGACCACCCTGTGTCAACTGAGTAAACGCATCATAGACAAAGGATTGAATTGGACTACGGTCTGAAACCACGTTTCCATCAACCAAGCTACCACCCATGCCACCAATAGGATCTATCTTTCTACTGTTCCATGTACTGGTACTACCAGTATATTGTAGACTCATGGCTTCAACTTCAGCATCCTGCATTGGGAATACCAGCGTATTACCAAAATATAGTGTGGCCTTGTCACCAAATCCCACTGTTGGAGTGTCTAATCCAACCAAATATTTATTGGCACCAATTGAAGACACTGAGGTCACACTAGGTGAAATTTTTACATCTAGACCATTGATACCAGTCAACGCAAACAATCCACCACCTTGATATACAGGCGGAGCATTGTTGGGTCCCAGTGTGATAATATCAGTGATGATTCCAAAATTTCTTCTTACAGCCTGTTGTGGCATATAATCCCCGCCATAGCGGAAGAATGTATTGATCACTTGTGTACTGGTGTTGCCAACTTGTGGAGTCACTGCTTGATTGGCAATAACCCGTAATGCGATATCTCTGGCATGTAAAATAGCATTGGTAGTGGTACTCTCTTGGCCGGCTACATAATTATATCCAGCACTCCAATAACCCAAGCCAGCTTCAATAGATTTTTGATTGCCGCCCAATAAAATATCTTGGCTAACTGCATCAATAATCAATCCAACATCACGATAGCACTTGCTCTGGTCATAGACAAATCCAGTGGCCTGAGCAATAGTGTTGACATAGGCCAGTGTATCTTGCTGAATAAATGTTCGATTGGCCTGCATCAATATTTCAGCACTCATATAGGCAGCATCTGGCCCGGATCCTACGTACATCTGTGGTGCAGCACTGGGCCCACCATTGATAATTGAGGTCACAATCGAGAATAAATTGGTATACGAAGTGGCAGCAACTGCGCCATCAGTTAATACTATATTGACCACCTGTGAATTAATGGCGGTGGTATTGGTGCCGTCACTCAACAAATCTGGAGCTGCTGTATTGGCAATAATAAATTGTGCCAATGAACTCAGGTAGGTAATAGCTGCACTGGTCTGCATTTCTTGACCAAAAATCAAGCTAACCACACCATTATAATAAGCTAGACCGCTTTCAATTGCTTTTTGATTTCCACCAAAAGCGGCATCATATGAGATATTTTCTACTAAAATTCCCACATCTCTATAACATTTTTCTTGATTATAGGAGAATCCTGGGAAATTTTTGTTGACATAAGCCACAACTTGTTCTTGCATAAATGCTTTATTGGCCAACATCAAAGTACGTGCATTAAAGAATCCAAGATTCTGCTGTCCCGGATTAACACTCATGCCCACAGAGATTGTGCCCGTACTAACGGTGACCACAATACTGCTGGTGTTGGCAACCCAAGTTCCAGTACCCACTGCTGTGGGAACTTGAACAGTTTGATCAGGCGTAAACAATGTTCCATCAACCAGCCATGGGCCAGTCAAATTGGTACAATTTTGAATATAGGGACTGTGGAATACATCAATGCGATTGTCCCCAGACAATGGAGGGAATGCAGTACAATAGGCACCGCGATTGAATTCAGCGGCATATGGCCCTGCCAACAATCCACTGCGACCATTTAGAAATTGCATAAATGCCAAGTAACATCCACTGTTCATATGGAACAAATCTTGGGTTTTATTAATGGGTTCAATACTGGTGGTACGAATATCTGAACCTACAATACTGGTGTATGGCTTTAGTTGCAGGGGATTGTCTTCAAGATAGCGCCCGGGTGATACACGAATTTGTGTACCGGGTTGGTAATAAGGGCTTTTTAGTGCACCACCCAAAGTACGGCACGCACGACTTGAATCCATGGCACGGCCATCATTGATATCATTGCCATCCATGGTCACATATAGTACATTGGTAACCACTGGCGCTGTGCCAATGGGCTTGTTACCCATGACACGAATGTCTGCATTGACCTGTAATAAATTATCGGCAGGGCTGATTTGTACACTGCCTGTGGTAGATGCCAGAATACTAGAATATAGATTATCCACATATCCAGTGGCCCAGTGTGCATCCACAGATCCTAGATTATTGGCGTCGTTGGGAGTAATATCACCAACATACATGTTACCACCAATACCCACGCCGCCAGCAATGGTCACTGATCCAGAGGTCGATGAAAAACTGGTGTCAGTGGATGCCACATTTATGCGACCTATGGTCATGGTGCCAGAAGATGGATTATAGGTTAGACCACCCTGAGCACCAACGATGTCCGAATAGACATGACTGCCACCATTAGGAATTTCTGAGAATAGAGGATAAAATATACTATTGACATTGGTGGACGTCACCAGCAACTGTAGACTAGTATTGGCCTGACTGACACGACCATAAATGTAACCACCAACATTTAAATCTTTTTCAATACCCACACCACCTGCAACATAAACGGCAGCAGATAATCTCTGGGCACGGGTGCCATATGCATTATTGGGGTCATATGCAATTCCCAGTTGATTATTGACGTTGCCATCATCTGCGCGGATTATAACTGTATTTTCACTGCCCTGAACTTGAATATTTCCATAGATATTGGTATCTTGAGCAATATTGGCAGATCCAGTTAGGTTAGTGGATGTTGAGGCAAGAGTAATACTTCCTCTAACCGAAGAGATGGTTGTGGACCCAGTTGGTGTTACTATTCTGGTCCCAGAAACTCTTACTAAATCAGCCATTTTCTATGAATCCTCTTAATGTAGTATTTAGTATGTTCCATGGATTCGCATTTCTACGCAGTCCAATAACATACCATCCCGGTGTGGCCATTGTAGATGACCCTGAAAACGAACAATGACTCCAAAATTTGGATTCATTGCTTCTTCAACTGTGATTCCCTTGGTTTTCCACAAATCAGTGGCAGAACCATAATAGGTCACCGGATCAACCAATAATCCTGCATGATTTTCACCTTTGGCTACATTATCCACACACAACACCACCGTTTCATCCATGATCCTGCCGGCACGCTTGGCCGTGATTCTGGCTTCTACTCCGGTTATGGTATTGATTTTGGATGAGAGATCAGAGAAATTATAACCTTGAATTTTAAGGTAATAACTTTTAGTGATAATGTCGCCTTTGGGATAGCGACAAAGATGCACAAGATCGCCTACGGTCTTGACATATCTGCCATCAACGTAATCCATGCTGCTGAAATTGTCGGTATCATCCCAGCGAACGTCTATCAACTCTGCCTCTGGTTCAGCATATTGACTGACAATAGTGGGAGTCATCCAAAGTGTAGTAATATCCATGATTTAGCCATGCATCAACATGGACATGTCAAACAACATGCCCATGTTGATGCCATTGGTGTTAAACTTAGTTATTACTAATAGTCACACGACCAGCGCTAGCTGCATTCATGGTCCATCCAGCTGCTTTACCATTGGCAAAAGCAAATCCACTACCAGCAGATGTCTTTTGAATCAACACAGCACGACGAGCTGTCAATTTACTGACATAATAGGTGCTGCCATTGACATCAGTGGCAATAATGTTCATGGTCCCTGGGGTCAATGATGCAGTGGTAACTAGTTTGCAACGACCAACACCCTCACTATTGCGAATCTGATAACGACGAGCAGATTCCTGCTTGATAATATCTCCGCCAGTGGTGGCAGTGGTGCCAGTAGCAATATATGATGTAAATGCAATGCCATTTTGACGACCAGCGGTCAAAGTCACAGCAAATGTTGCACCAGATCCACCGTTGGTATTACGCAATGTAGTCAATCCAGTGTTGGTCAAATATCCAGATCCACCATTGGTAATAGTCACACCAGTGATGTGTCCACCAGATACGTTCAATGTACCAGTGGCTCGTGTTCCGCCTGCTACGCCAGGAGCAGAAAATGTAATTGTTGTTGTGTTAGTATAATTTGTTCCAGTATTGGTTACGACAACACTGGCGATACCTTCACCACCCACGCCTTGTGGATTTTTATTGGCAAAGTATTTTTTGTTAATTGGACGGCCCATGATTGTTTCTCCTTTTGTTTTATGGTTATCACAGTTCTATTGTGTACGCAGAGTGAGAACACTGCATAATGGTTTGAACAATAGTATTTATACTGCGCGGAGAAAGGTCAGGGATTACTCAGTTATTCAACATATCCTTGGTATTTATTTGCTATGAATTTAAATCTATCTTTAAATTTTGGTCAATCTGAAAAATCTCCAGAATTCTCTAAAATTAAACGCCAATTCGTTGGAGCATAATTGTCATAATATTTGTCTAATGTGGATAGATCAAATGGTTCAACTTCTTTTGTATTGATATTATACCAAGATTTCTTAAATCTACTCATTCCTTTAACTACTTCTTGCATGCTCAGGGAATGTAGTTTTCCTAACATAAGATGATCTCTTCCCAATCGTGTTTTAAAAAACCAGAGCATCTTTGAAAATAGTTTTTGTCCACGATACTCTTCTTTTACCCATATTCTATCAACCAAGTTTTCAGGGGCAGTTGTTAGCATAACATATGCTACCAACGTATCATTATCCCATAGGGTATAATAGTTTTGATATTCTTTTAATTTGTAATCTTCAATATCCCCAATATGTTGACTGTTGCTTTTCCATGTTTCTATATTATACTCACCAAATTGTTTCGCAAGATTATCCACTTTTGGACCACGCATGGACATCTCAGATAATTCTTTATCTATTTCGTATATTTTCATTGTTAATCTACGTAAGCTTCGTGCGCCAATGCCATAAAATCTAGATGATCATTAAATTTTGGCCAATCTGAAAAATCTCCGTTGTTTTCTAACATTAATCGCCATTGCGTTGATTTATCAGCGTTATAATATTTGTGTACTATATTTACATCAAATGCCACTAATTCATTGGTGTCGATATTGATCCAATGTTTATGGAATCGGCTCATGCCATTAATCACTTCTTGCATGTCGACTGAATTAACCTTTCCTATGATAATCCTATTCCTCGCCAATCGTGTTTTAAAAAACCATAACATCATTGAAAATATTTTTCTAAACCGATATTTTTCATCAACCCAATTATCTTTGACCAAATTTTCAGGAGAATCGGTAAACGTAACATATGCTATTAGAATATCATTATCCCATAACGTATAAAAATTATCATATTGCTTCAAAGCATAATCTTCAATGTCGCCTATATGACGGCTATTATATTCCCAAGATTGTTCATTCATAATATTTTAAAAATCTTCAAATAGTGGATACCATGTATACCTGCAACCTTCTGGAAGAAGTTGTCCACCATACCCCAGCTTGGTTCGTTCAAATACATAGCATAAGTCTGGGTCGTTGATTATTTTAGAGAATGGAGACATTTCCCCAGTCTCTTTAAGAATTTCATTGATGTTCATTGGTAAATTCCATAATATATTTCTGGTGACCACAATCCCAAATACGGTCATATCCAAGTTCTTGCATGATCTCCCATTCTGTCATACGAGCATCTGCACCTTCTTTGACCAAAGCTTTTTTAGTAAAGTTAAACCGGTGTTCACGCTTTTCATAGTCTGATACATACCAATATCCAATGGTGGGTTTGGTCCTCTCTTCAAATCCCAAGGTTTTATATAGATCACCCTCACTCCAACGTAAATCTGCATAACTGATGATTCGTGTGGGATTATATGTTTTGATAAAATGCTTTAATAGTTTACCAGCACCGCCAACTATAGAATCACCATTGGTCACAAACCTTACCAATTCATACTCGGATGCTTTACTGACTGTGTTTAATGCTGCCCTGCCATTAGAAAATGACATTAATGCTACCAAAATATTATCGGGCGTATATAATCCTAGATTAATCTTGGCAGTACTATGTCCCTGCAAGTGATGTTTGTTTAAGAATTCTTTACTATCCCGTTGAACAAGCGTCTTAACAGTTAATTTGCGTGCATAATGTTTTACTGTGGTATGCCCAAATATGTTTTTGAGTTTGGATTTGACTATATCTTTCTTAAAATTCCACTCATCACTAAAAATAGTTATCAGTCTATAACCTTGCTCATTCGTAAGCTTCATTTTTTCGGCATGATACTTTTTATCTTTGCCAGAACTTGCCTCACTGTGCCAATATAATCCACAATATTCCACTGCGATTTTGTGCGATGGAAACACCATATCCAATTCAAATGGGTTGATTATAGACTTATCACTTTGGTGACCTTGAATGCCTAATTCCGTGGTTATATAATCATAGACCTCTTGTTCCTCGCCTGATGTATAATAAGCCACAGTAGGATTACATATTTGACACTTTGGTGGTCGTTTATAGTGAAATCGTTGCACAATTGAGTTATTACATGCTGCACACTTAAATTTCAAAACTTTTTTACTCATTACCCCTTCATATTCTTCTTTCGGGGTATCCAGTATGAGATCACAGTTATTTAAAATATATTCTTTAAATCTATCATACCCTTTTTTAAGTAAGTAACCATTTAGTTTGTATTCTTCCATGCGGGCAGCAAGTTTTGCTTTCGTGGCTGGTATTTGACTAACATTCGTTACATTATATCTGGTCAATAAGGTTGCCACTCTTTTTGCCACAACTTCCGGCACATGAAGTGG